TTGCTGGTGACGTTCTTGAAGTAGCACACTATAACCACGGAATGACTGCAGGTAATAATACTGTTCAAATTTCAGGTGTACAACCAACAACAAAACCTGTTGTGGTAACATCTGCTATTGGATTGCAAGATAGTGTGATTGTTGTTGGTGCAGCAAATACCTCTGAGTTTGCAACATTTGAAGGAATCACTACTTCAACTGGATATGTTAAGGTAAATAATGAAATAATTTACTATAACTCAATAACAAACGTTGGTCTAGGTATATCTGAAAGAGGTATTGATGGTTCAAATATCGTTACTCATCCAATTAATAGTTTGGCACGTAAGTATGAATTTAATGGTTTATCACTAACAGGAATAAACACAACTCATACTATGCCTTCTGATGCCACCTTAACATCTAAAAAAGATATTGATAATTACTATCTCAAGATTGCTAGAGGTGCAGGTAGACCAAATCTTCCTAATAGAGGATCTGGTGACAGCCAAGCAAGTTTCACTGATGAGAGAGTGGGTGGTGGATCAGAAATACATGCTTCAAAGAATATTCAATATAATGCAGTTTATCCTGTGTTTAATACATTACAACCCGGAAAGACTAAATTAAATTCTCAATTAAGAAGTGTTAGTGGAACAAGTGTTGGTGGTAATGAGGTTTCATTCCTTGATCAGGGTTATGAGAATGTTGAATTAAATAAAATAAATCCATTGACAACAACAAGATTAGTAGCATCATCACAAAATGAAGCTGCCAGAATCACTGACTTACCAAAGAGTAGATCAAGCACATTGTCTATTACTTTCTCATCTGAAGATGAAAACTTATCTCCTGCAGTAGATACTGCAAATGGAACAGTGATATATGTTAGAAATAGGTTAAACAAACCAATTGATGATTATGTCTCTGATGATAGAGTTAAATTAAATACCGGTGATCCTCATGCTTCATCATATATTAGTAATAGAGTTGACATTAAACAACCTGCAACATCAATCAAAGTGTTAGTTAGTTCTAATCGTCGTAATTCTGCTGATTTCAGAGTGTTATTTAAGACATTTAGAGTGGATTCTGAAGGTGTAGAGTCAACATTTAATCTATTTCCCGGATTTGATAATTTGAATGATACAGATGGTGATGGATTCGGTGATGACGTACGTGATGCGGGTAAAAATAGTGGTAGAGCAGATGCATTCGTTCCAGCAAGCACAGATGGTGAATTTGTAGATTATACATTTACAGTTGATGATCTTGCAGAATTTAACGGATTCCAGATTAAAATTGTAAGTAATGGTACGAATGAAGCAGAAGCACCATCATTTAAGGATCTAAGAGTAATCGCATTAGCATGATAAGAGTTGAAGGACATAAAAATCTCTATAGGGATGAGAAATCTGGTGCTATTATAAACTATGATAGTAACGGATATATACAATACAAGAAAATGAAGTCTCTAAGATTGACTGAAAAATCTGAAATTCAGAGTTTAAGGGCAGAATTAGATGAAATAAAATCATTACTTGCTGAACTTATAAATAAATCATAGATCATCATTATTATTGATAGATGGCAGCAGTATATGTTAGTAATCTTGTTATAAACACAGGAGCAACATTCACACAAAAATTTCATCTAGAGAACGTATCATCTAACTCAGCCTTAGAATTGACTGGATTTAATGTACGAGCAAAGATGAGAAAACATGCATCAAGCGTAAGTTGTGCTGCAACTTTTACTTGCTCAGTTGCAGACGCTGCTGGAGGAGTTATTCAGGTTGGTTTGACTAGTACTGCCACTGAAGTACTTAAAGCAGGTAGATACATGTACGATGTTGTCGTAAAAGATTCTGCTGGTGAAGTAACAAGAGTTGTTGAAGGATCTGTCTTAGTACGTAAAGGAGTAACACGAGAGGATGATGTATGAGTAATCCAATCAAAGTTAGAGTTGGTAATCAGAATGCTGTTAAAGTCGTTTCGTCTTTAGCAGGTAATGTTAGTGGAACCTTAGCTGGTTTATCTGATGTTGAAATTACCAATCCACAAAACGGAATGATACTTGTGTACAACTCAACAACAAATAGATGGACAGGGACTCTTGAATGTACACCCGGTGCGGTTCAAAATTTAGATATCAACGGAGGAAACTTCTGAAATGGCAAGTTTTATTAGGATAAAAAGATCAACTGGGTCAACTGCCCCAAGTAATCTACAATTTGGTGAATTAGCGTTAACAATCGCAGCAGGTACACAGGCAAATAAAGGGGAAAGACTTTTTGTTGGTGATGATTCCACTAACTCGGATATTGTTGGAGGTAAGTATTATACTGACCTGATGGCACATGCTCCGGGAACTCTTGCGAGTGTCACAAACTCTGCGAACGCAGCAAATGGTTTTGCGGTAATAGTTGATCAGAATAGAAAGATAGATCAATGGAATGTAGATGACTTAAGAATTGATGGAAGAACAATATCATCCCAAACAACAGACGCACACGTTGTAATAGATCCAAATGGATCAGGAGAAGTTCATATACCTGATGATACTAAATTAGGATTTGGTGGTGGAGCAGATGGTTTATCTGCTGCTGATCACACAATTGAATATGATGAGAATGGAACTGATAAACTAAGATTTGGTGGAGCAAATTTAGCAACAGCACAAATCAGTTTTGATGGCACAACTCAATCAACAAACAAAGATACTGGTGCTGCTGTATTTGAAGGTGGTGTAGGTATAGAGAAAAACTTAAATGTTGGTGGAGATATGCAGGTAACTGGCATATCAACATTCGTTGGTGGTATTAAAGTTCCTTCAGCAATAACAGTTGGTAATATTGGTATTCACTCAAATAAAATTGAGACACTTGCAGGTGGTGGTAATCAAATATTCATTGACCCATTCCCAAGTGGATTAAGTAATGAAGGTGATGTTATCATTAAAGGTAACTTACAAGTTGATGGTACAACAACACAGGTTAACTCAACAAACGTATCTGTTAATGATGCGATAATGAAGGTTGGTGATGTAACCAGTGCAAGGACAGTGATGCTTACTGTTGTTAGTGGTGTCAATACTATTACAGTTGATTCTACAACAGGCCTACAAGTTGATGATATAGTTGCAGCGACTGGTATTCCCGGAAATACAAAAATTAATTCGATTGATACTGGTAATAAGATTATCACTCTAAGTGCAAATACAACTGCAGGGATTGCAACTACTAAACAGTTAACAATCACTCATGCCAAGGATACTAATACTGACCGTGGTATTTCATTCAACTATAATACTGGAACTGGAGTAGCAAATAATAAACTTGGATTCTTCGGAATGGATGATAGTGCTACCTCACATATCAACGGTAGTAGAAAATGGACTTACGTTCCAGAAGCAACCAACACAGCAGAAGTTATTTCTGGTACAAAGGGTTATCTTGACATCAAAGGTATCTACTATCAGTCTGGAGACTTCGCAACACACGGTATAGTATATTTTGATAGTGGTGGATTACAAACCTCTACAACCGCTCCTAGTGCTGCTACATTTACTTCAACTCAAATATTAACAGCAGTAACTGAAATAGTAATAGCATTACCAAGTTCTTTAAATGTTGTTGCTGGTCAATATATGAGACAAGCAGGTGGTGGATCACAAAGTGGTATTGTAAAAACATCATCAAATACCAATTCTGTAACTCTTATTGGAGTTGAGGGAACATTTAATACATCAAATGACCTTTTATTAAACGGTGCTGCTACTGGAATAACACCCAACTCCGTCTCAACTACATACACTAGCAGACCCATGTTTACAACCACAATCGATGGGGGCTCATTCTAACTCATAAAAAACCATGAATCAAAATAATGACGTTGATGTGAACACTTTGATTAAACTCTATAATCAAAAAATTGCAACATTGACAAACCAAAATATTCTTTTGGAAGCGAAATTGACAACAGTAATGACTGACTTTAATGATGAAAAAACCAAGTTAGCTGCTACAGCACTTGAGTGGCAAACAAAGTACGAAAACTTAGCATCTGAGGTAGAGGCAGAGTAATGACAAATTCGGTTTTCAAATCAAAACCTGAAAAAAGAGAGGAACTAATAGACTATGCTCTAAGAAAGTTAGGAGCTCCCGTATTGGAAATAAATCTTGCTGAAGAGCAAATAGAAGATTTATTAGACGATGCAATACAATTTTTTCAGGAAAGACACTTTGATGGTGTCGAAGAGATGTATTTGAAACATGAATTTACTCAAGATGAAATTGATAGAGGTAAAACAACACCCGGTGCGACAGGTATATCAACATCATCAATTGTTAGAACCAGTGGTATTTCTACTTCCATAACTGGATATGGAACAACAACAAACTATTATTATGAAAACTCGAATTTTATTCAATTACCTGATCATGTAATCGGTGTTGAGAAGATATTTAAGTTTGATTCCAGTTCCATCTCAGGTGGAATGTTTAGTATAAAATATCAGTTATTCTTGAATGACTTATATTACTTCAACTCGGTTGAACTTCTTCAATACTCAATGGTTAAGAGTTACTTAGAAGATATTGACTACTTACTAACTCCTGAGAGGCAGATAAGATTTAACAAAAAACAGGGAAGATTATATCTTGATTTAGATTTTGCATCTTTGAAGGAAGGAGATTTCATAGTTATTGATTGTCTAAGAGCATTAGATCCCGAAAATTATAGAAAAATTTACAATGATATGTTCTTAAAGATGTATTTTACTGCATTATTAAAAAGACAGTGGGGACAAAATTTAATCAAGTTTAGAGGAGTGAAACTTCCCGGTGGTTTAGAATTGAATGGTAGGGAAATATATGAGGATGGTCAGAGAGATTTAGAATTTGCTTTACAGAAAATGAGGGAAGAGTATGAATTACCACCTCTTGATTTTATTGGGTAATATGTATGGCACTCAATCCGTTTTTTCTACAAGGGTCACAAGATGAGCAGAGATTAATACAAGATCTCATAAATGAGCAATTGCAAATTTATGGGGTGGAGGTTACTTATATACCTAGAAAGTTTGTAAATAAACAATCTATTATTGAAGAGGTACAGTCATCAAGATTTGATGATAATTTTTTAATTGAAGCATATATTAATAATTATGAGGGATATTCTGGTGCTGGTGATGTAATGACAAAGTTTGGTGTAAGTTTAAGAGATGAAGTTACACTTACAATATCACAAGAAAGATTTACAGATTTCATCGCACCATTTTTAGATGATGCAGATTATGAATTAGGATCAAGGCCACGTGAAGGTGACTTAGTTTATTTTCCGCTAGGTCAAAGATTATTTGAAGTAAAATTTGTTGAGCATGAAAAACCTTTTTACATGCTTCAAAAGAACTATGTTTATGAATTACAATGCGAACTCTTTGAATATGAAGATGAAATTATTGATACATCCATTGATGAAATCGATGAACAGGTACAAGATGAAGGATTTATAACCACCCTCAATTTAGTAGGAACTGGTAGAACTGCAACTGCAGGAGCGACTTTAGTATCTGCTGTTGGGGGAAAAACTGGTTACATTCGCTCAATAACTTTATTAAATGATGGTAGTGGATACACATCTACACCCACAGTATTCATTTCAACGTCTAGATCATCCAATCCAGTAAATGCTTCTGCTGTTGCAATAACAACGAGTGTAGGTGGACTAAACTCCGTTAAAGAATTAATACTTACTAATGCTGGTGCTGGTTATACGCAACCACCTGATATTAATATTGTTGGTGGTGGAGGAAGTGGAGCAATTGCTACTTGTACAATTGAAGAAACTCAAAAAGGTATTATATCATTTACTATTACTGATGAAGGACTTGGTTATACTACACAACCAACAATTACAATCACAGGCCCCGGAACAGGAACCACTGCTATTGGTGATGTTGTTGTCGATAGTTCAAATGCAAAATTACAAGCAATTAGAATCAAGAATCCCGGTATTGGATATACTCAAAACCCAACTATAACAATAGGAGATCCAAACATAATTACAGGTCGTGGTAACTTCTTCTTAAATGATTTAATAGTTGGTCAGACATCTTTGACAGAGGCTAGGGTAAAAGAGTGGGATGCAGATACGAAAGTTCTCAAGGTGTCTAATGTCGGCATAGGAACAACAATATCAGGATTTATTCCCGGTGAAGAAATACGTATACAAACTGGAATTGGTGATACCGGACTGAAGGAATATAAGACTGAACATGTAAGTCGTTATACAAGAAATATTTCTATTGGTGCCGGATCTTCTGTATTGAGTGTGGGATCTGGTAATACATCTAACGTAAATATTGGTGATTCTGTAGGAATTATAACTGGATTTATTGGTGCAGGAGTTACCGTTCATTCAATAGGAAATTATGGTTATGTTTATATGAGTATTAAGAGTCTGAACACTAGTTCTGCAACCAAAACAGTATCATTTGGTAGCACAGTATTTACTGGATACAATATTCGTGAGTATGATGATCGTGATATATATGATGAGTACAGTGATAACGATGAGTTTGAAACTGCTGCAGATGACATTATAGATTTTGCAGAATCTAATCCATTTGGTACATTCTAATGTTAGGAACATATTACTATCACGAAATACTAAGAAAGACAGTCATATCTTTTGGTACACTGTTTAATGATATTCATATTCGTCACAAAGATCAGTCAGGAAAGGAAATAAGTGACATGAAAGTTGCATTGGCATATGGCCCAATGCAAAAGTTTTTAGCAAGAATTGAACAACAACCAGAACTAAATCGTGCAACTCAAATTACATTACCAAGAATGTCTTTTGAGATGACAAATATCGCATACGACTCTACTAGAAAAGCAGGTATCACACAAACATTCAAAGCATCTGATGGCACAAATTTAAGAAAAGTATTCATGCCAGTTCCATATAATATTGGATTTGAATTGAATATTCTTGTTAAATTAAATGATGATGCATTACAAATTGTAGAACAAATACTTCCATATTTTCAACCAGCGTTTAATATGACTGTTGATTTAGTAAGTGTGATAGGAGAAAAAAGAGACATAAGCGTCGTGTTAGATAATATTTCATTTCAAGATGATTATGAAGGAGATTTTGCAACAAGAAGAGCA